CAGTAATTGCAGACAACAGTATTGATATTGAAAAACTCAGTAATGTTAATCTAAATATTGCACCTGAAGTACTGGAAATTCAAGTGTCAGCACCAGCGGCTGGTCAAGCAACCACTTGGTTGTGGACTTGGTTAACCAGTAGCTTGCCTTATGCAAGACGTACAATTACCAACTCACCTGAAATTAGTGTACCGCTTTACAAGCAAGGTACTTACACAGTAAACAACTACGCCGCTTACGATCTATTCGATCAAATGACACAGACACATAGTCTTTATTTGAAATGGATTGATGGGGCAGGTACTGATAACTTAATTAGCTGGGCAACATCAACTGGCCCTGTAAGCGATAGCCATCCAGACATCAATTCAGGTAATGCCACAGACGTACAAAGAATTAACATCAGCGTACCCAGTACTATTACACTGCCAACATTGACAGCACCGTCAGTCACATACACTGTGGTGAATAACGGAGCAGGTGCGTATACTTTTAGCGGAGCTGCCAAAGGCGATAATCCAAATATTGGTCCGTTCTATAGAGGCGGCACATACACCGTCAATATTACAGCCACAGGCCATCCATTTTATTTTACAACAGATAACGGAACCAACTTCAGTGCTGGCACATATTTTGGTGAGTACACTGCTGGTGTAACAGGTAGTCGTACTGATAGTGGAACTATTACTTTCACCGTTCCTAATGATGCTCCGGATACTTTATATTACCAGTGCGGTAATCATGGTGTAATGAGAGGTGCTATTACAATTAAAAATTTGGCAGTTGAGACAAACATCAATGGAAATTATGTTGTCTACTTCCAACATACACAAGAAGGACATAAGACACCAGTTGAACTACGTCCTATCCCTAGTCTAGTTAACCAGATGTGCTTGGTGTATGACGCAGGAACTGGACAGTTTGTTCCACAGGACTTGGCTACATATGTGGAAAATACACCCTCATTTGAAAACAAGATCCGTGAGGTGGCAGGTACAGCAGAGCTCGTTGTTGAAGACGGCAGTGCGGTTATTGCCAAGGTTAACGTATATGACGACAGTACATATTTGCCGTTAGTGGGCAACAACCCTGGTGACCAGGCCTTTGCTACTGATACAGATATTTTGTACATCTGGGACGGATCGGCTTGGCAACAAGCTGGTGCAGCAAATACAGATGACCTGGCAGAAGGTAGTACTAATTTATTTTATACTGATGCACGTGTAGGCACGTATTTGTCAGCTCAGGGTTACGATACAGCAACAAACATCATTGCCACTATTACTGATAGTGCGCCAGCAACCCTAGATACATTAAATGAATTGGCGGCGGCTTTAGGTGACGACCCCAACTTTGCTACAACGGTTACAAATAGTATTGCAACTAAATTAAACAGTGCAGATTTTGATAGTACATTTGATACCAGACTGGCAACTAAAACAACAACAGATGTAGCTGAAGGCACTAACCTTTACTACACAGATGCACGTGCTGATGCAAGAATTGCGGCGGCAAGTGTTGGTAATTTAAGTGATGTAGATATTACAACTACTGCACCAAATGCCAATCAGAGTTTAATCTGGGATGCAGTTAACAGCAAGTTTATACCAGGTGACAGTTTTAGTCAAAGCGACTTTGATACAGCGTATGCGGCTAAAATTGCAACAGATACAACTTTTGGTGCCAGTGTTACAACTACTGACAACATCAAGAGCAGTGGTGGATTTATTATAAACAGTAGTACGATAAGTAATAGCTATACAATAGCAAACGGAGAAAACGCCATGAGTACTGGCCCAATTACACTGGGTGCAGGTGTTGTGGTAACATTGGATCCTGGATCAAGATGGGTGGTAGTATAAATGAGCAGTATTAGAGTAAGCGGTAACACAAGCGGATATTATGATTTAACTGTGCCTGATGTTGCAGGACAGAATACTATACCATTGGATCGTGTTGTCACAACAGATGCAAATGGTAACTTGGGTATTGGTACAGCATCACCATCTTTTGCAACTATAGATACATATTCTCAACGTGGTATTGAAATTTCTGGTACCAAAGAATCTGGAACAGCACCTGTAATTAAACTAACTGAAACTGGATCAGGCAAAGGTGCTTTTGAAATTCGCAGTAATCGCGAAGGATTGACATCTGGTAACTATTTGGCGTTCGGTGAAAATACTGATACATTTATGGTTATACGTGGTGATGATGACGGTGGTGGGACTGCTAGACGTGGCAATGTTGGTATTGGTACAACAAATCCGTTCAATAAATTACAAATTGGTGATGGTGCCATTGGTGGTTTGGAAAACGCAATTGGCATCTTAACACATTATGGCAATCAAAATACAGCATTGGGTAAAATTAGATGGCATGATGGCGCCAATGTAACTGGACAAATCCATACACAGTATGATGGATCAACTGTTGATATGCATTTTGGACATTTATATAATGGGGGCTATGATACAACATCAGACTTAATAATCAGAGGTAATGGTACAGTAACAACACCAAATAATCCAATGTTTGTGGCTAGACTAAACACTAATTATTCGCAACCAAGTGGTGTATACACAGTGGACGGTCCGTTTACTGTGGTATTTAATATAGGTAATTATTATAATCCTACTAATCGGAGATTTACAGCACCAGTTAGTGGTACATATCATTTTGATTGTATTATTGGGTCTATCGGTGGAACTGGTTCAGTAAATTATTTAAGTGCAGAATTATGGATCAACGGCGCCCGCTCTTGCATTGGTGCTTGGGAGGGTTCCGGATCACCTTCATATATTGGCTCAAGCCAATCCTTTACATATTATATGACTGCTGGTGATTATGCACAATTAGGATGCGAAGTTAGTAAAACTATTACCTTACAAAGTGGAAGTGCAGTACACACTAGCTTTAGTGGATACTTAGTAGGATAAACAAATAAATAAGAGTAAGAACTCAAAAGGAGAATAAAATGGCTACGATCTCAATCGAAGTTACAGACATTGAATTAAAATGTATGGAATATTGTGCAGCAAGTCCACAGGACTGGGCTGATAATGCAGTTACAAATCGTGCAAGAATTGCAGGAGATGAAATTGTATCACTAGTAGTTGCACATTGCAACGAAAACTCAATTGCACTGGCAGTTGGACGTGACGCACAAATTCAACAAGCATTTGATTTAGGTATTGTAAAAACCGCAGCTGAGCGCAATGCAGAAGCTGAAGCTGCAATGCCAGCAGAAGCATAACGGAAAAATAAATGACAACAGTAGTACTAGAACACCTACAACATGCTAACAGTGGTAGTCCTGACCTCACTGTTGGTCCTGATGGCAATATTGGCATTGGTGGAGTAGCTGCTCCTAGTGCTAACCTGGAAATTAAACCCACTGGTGCAGATGGTGAATTAAAAATCACTAGTGATGCCAATGGTGGCAACAACATACGCCTATTACAAGGCTATAACAGTTATATTAATGCCAGTAACAATGTTTACATCAGTGCTGGCGGTAATACTGATATGTTTAACTTGGTTAACGGTAAGGTTCGCATAGGTGCTGCTGGCACTGGTAATGAACTTTTAAATGTTACAGTTGCAGGCAGAGGTGGAATACAGGTTGGTAGTACAACTGGCGCAGGCGCTTATATTGTGCTTGATGGACCAAATAATGGTGACGGTTCCGGTGGTGATTATGCTTATATTGAACATGATAGTACTGGTAAGCTAAATTTTAATGTAGGCAATAGTAGCAATGGTGTTGGTAACAGAATGACTATTTGGCCAGAAGGATATGTTAGGGCTCCAGATCAACCATCATTCAGAGCTTACAAAAATTCAAGTACTTCTGCTGGTAATGTTGTTGGTTGGACAGGCACATTTCATAATACTGGTAATCACTTTAATCCTTCAACTGGGGTGTTCACTGCACCTATTACTGCAAAATATTTAGTATCGTATTACTATTTGACAGAAAATGAAACCAATCAAGTTTCAGCACATGTACGTTTAAATGGTCAGCCGAATAATGGAATTCGCACAAGATCGGCTAGTAGTAGCGGTCACCAAACAGCTGGTGGTACAATGGTAATTTTAATGGCAGCAAATGATACTCTAGACGTGTATGTTCAAGGCGGAGGCACCTTTTACGGTGATAGTTCGCAAGTTTGGTCTGGATTTTCAGTACATCTCATAGGATAAAACATGGCAACATCAATTACAAACACAAGCATAAGCACAGATACAATTAACGTAGACAACGGTGTTCTTTATGTTGATAATAACAACAACCGTGTAGGTGTTGGTACTGCTAGTCCCACTGCCGCTTTAAATGTTGAATCAAGCAGTTATCCATATGTTAGAGTAACCAATACTGGTTATACTGGTCTAGATATTGGACAAGCAGATGCCAGTGAAGGCGGTGCAGCATTGATTAAGTTAAGAGATGCTGCTGATATGGATTTCTATACTGCTGATTTAAATCGTATGCGTATTAGCAGTACTGGTAATGTTGGTATTGGTACAGGTACAACTGATCCTACTGCAAAACTAGAAATTAAAGATGGTGACTTATTTTTAAACGGAAGTACGGGGGCAACTGACCCAGGGATTTTGTTTGGTGATGATGCTGGGTTTGCTGTTGCTGGTGGTAAAATTTGGTATGGCAACTCAAATGGACAAATAACTTATGACCAATATTGGACTAGTGCTACTGTTAGTCATAAATTTAGAACGCAATTAGCCGGAACACCAGTCGATGCAATGAACATTTACAAGGAAGGTGCAGTTACTACACCACAACAGCCACATATTTTTGGTACACCCCACAATGGAACAGAAGGCAGTAGTGGACAAGCGACATTTTTTCGTGTAAAAACAAGCCGTGGATTGTCTTTTAGTAATAATCGTATTACAATACCTGTTGCTGGTGTGTATATGATTACATATCAAACAATTTGTCAATCTAATACAGGTAGATATGATACACAAGTAAAAGTCAATGGTAATGAAATTACTAACGGATTGAATGAAAATAACGGTGATGGATACCACCAGAGAACACATTCATTCTGTATGTATCTAAACGTTAATGATTATATTACATTTCATAATGCACGTTATTATAGTAATGGTAGTCAATTTGATCCTTGGACTACAGCGTCAGTAACATTATTAGGATAAACAAATCGATAAATAAGTGTAATAACAATAGGATTATTACGCATGGCCATTGATAAGTTAAAAACCAGCAGTCTAGAAGACAACAGTGTCACAAGTCCCAAACTTGCACCCGGTGCAGTTACAGAGGATGACATCAGTGACAGTTCATTACCACTTAGTAAATTAAGTGAAGTTGATCTCAACATTGCACCTGAGGTACTGGAAATTCAAGTGTCAGCACCTGCTGCTGGGCAAGCAACCACTTGGTTGTGGACATGGTTAACCAGTAGCCTTCCATACGCCAGACGTACTATCACAAATTCACCTGAACTTCAGGTACCTCTCTACAAGCAGGGTACTTACACAGTCAATAACTTTGCGGCATATGATCTATTTGATAGTATGACACAAACGCATAGTTTGTACCTCAAATGGATTGACGGAGCAGGAACAGACAACCTTGTATCCTGGGCAACATCAACCGGCCCAGTAAGTGATACCCATCCAGATATTAATGGCGGTAACCCTACCGACGTACAGCGTATTAACATCAGTGTTCCAGCAACGATTACAGTACCTACATTAACACCTCCTTCAGTAAGTTATACAGTAGTTAACAACGGTGCTGGTGCTTATACATTTAGCGGAGCTGCCAAAGGCGACAATCCTAACTTAGGTCCATTTTACCGTGGTGGTACTTACACAATTAATATCACTGCAACTGGTCATCCATTCTATTTTACAACGGATAACGGAACCAACTTTGCGTCAGGAACTTACTTCGGTGAGTATACTGATGGCGTAACTGGATCAAGAACGGATTCAGGTACCATTACATTTACTGTACCAAATGACGCACCAGATACCCTATATTACCAGTGCGGTAATCACGGCGTTATGCGAGGTGCAATTACTGTCAAGAATTTAGCAGTTGAGACAAATATCAATGGCAACTACGTTGTCTACTTCCAGCACACACAGGAAGGTCACAAGACACCAGTTGAATTAAGACCAATTCCATCATTAGTTAACCAGATGTGTCTTGTATATGATGCTGATAGTGGAAAGTTTGTTCCACAAGATTTGGCTACATATGTGGAAAACACACCAAGTTTTGAAAACAAGATTCGTGAAGTAGCTGGTACAGCGGAATTAGTTGTTGAGGATGGCTCGGCCGTTATCGCCAAGGTTAATGTCTATGACGACAGTACATATTTGCCACTAGTTGGTAATAATCCAGGTGACCAGGCATTTGCTACTGACACAGACATCCTATACATTTGGGACGGCTCTGCTTGGCAACAGGCAGGAGCAAGTAACAGTGATGACTTAACTGAAGGCACGACAAATTTATTTTATACAGATGCACGTGTAAACACATATCTTTCAAGTAATGGATATGATACAGCAACAAATATAGTTGCAACAATTACTGACTCTGCTCCAGCAACTCTAGACACGCTAAACGAACTTGCCGCAGCACTCGGAGATGATGCAGACTTTGCAAATACTGTAAGTACGCAAATAGGAACCAAGTGGACACAAGACAACACTAAAATCTCTAATTGGGATACAGCATACAGTTGGGGAGATCATAGCTTAGTTGGTTATCTTACATCTTATACTGAAACAGACCCAATCTATACAGCCTCATCTTGGTATACAACAACAAACAATTCAACAAATTGGGATACTGCATATGGATGGGGTGATCATTCAACGCAGGGATATATTACAAGTGCAGATGGAGGCAATGCTTCAACACTTGACGGGCTGGATTCTACACAGTTCTTGCGTAGTGATGTTGACAGCACATTGACAGGGGTGCTTACTATCAACGGCGGGTTACAGGGTGCTCAGGGTGCTATAGCCAGTCCTATAGTTATCGATAACCCTAATGCTTTTGGTACAAGTGCCAGTGATAACTTCGGAAACTCAGTAGCAATATCAGGCAACCGTGCTATTGTTGGCGCATATGGTGAAGATGAAGATGGTGGGAGTTTTTCAGGAAAGGCCTATATCTTCGATGTAACTACTGGATCATTACTTCATACGCTCAATAACCCTAATGCGTATGGAACAAGTGATTTTGATTTCTTTGGTAGTTCAGTAGCAATATCTGGTAATTATGCTATTGTTGGTGCATATTTTGAAGATGATGCTGGTGGTACTGGTTCGGGTAAGGCTTATATCTTTGATGTTACCACTGGTGGATTACTACACACATTAGACAACCCTAATGCTTCTAGTACAAGTCAAAATGATAACTTTAGTTTTAACGTCGCAATATCAGGCAACCGTGCTATTGTTGGTGCACACCGTGAAGATGATGGTGGTACTGATTCAGGTAAAGCATATATCTTTGATGTTGCAACAGGTGCCTTAGTTCATACACTAGATAACCCTAATGCGTATGGAACAACATCAAACGATACTTTTGGCATTTCAGTAGCAATATCAGGCAACCGTGCTATTGTTGGTGCTCATCAAGAAGATGATGCTGGTGGTACTGAATCAGGTAAAGCATATATCTTTGATGTTACTACAGGATTACTAGTTCATACACTAGACAACCCTAATGCTTATAGTACAAGTTTGAACGATTATTTCGGTAGTTCAGTAGCAATATCTGGTAATTATGCTATTGTTGGTACTAACAACGAAGATGATGCTGGTGGTACTACTTCAGGTAAAGCATATATCTTTGATGTTACCACTGGTGGATTACTACACACATTAGACAACCCTAATGCTTATAGTACAAGTGAAGGTGATCAATTTGGTTACTCAGTCTCAATATCCGGTAACTATGCTATTGTTGGTGCTAGTTATGAAGATGATGCTGGTGGTACTACTTCAGGTAAAGCATATATCTTTGATGCAACTACAGGATTACTAGTTCATACATTAGATAACCCTAATGCTTATAGTACAGCACAAGATGATCAATTTGGTCGGCCAGTATCAATATCAGGTAACTACGCTATTGTCGGTGCAAGGCCTGAAGATGATGATGGTGGGAGTTTTTCAGGAAAGGCATACATTTACGATCTACCCGCCAAAACGCTTTTTGTCGATGGTAACAGTACGATATCTAATGACTTAACAGTTACTAATGACTTAACAGTTAATGGCAACGTTGGTATTGGTACGACAAACCCTTTAAGTAAACTTCATGTATATAATTCAAATGGTGGAGATGCTACAGACAAAGCTACAATGTTATCAGAAGCAGTACTGAAGTTACAACCACATGCAACCAACTCTACAAACTTATTAGTTGCACAAGTTAATAGTGGTAATGGTATTGGTTTACAAGTTACTAATGGGCCTGCTACAGCCAATTGGGATATTGCATTAAGTCCATTTGGTGGTCGAGTTGGCATAGGTACTGCTGTACCAAATGATGTTCTTACAATACAAGGTGCTGATAATGGATTAACTATTAAATCTGAGGTTGCAAATAGGCCTAAAATAACCTTGATGAATGGTACTAGTGGTATGCTTACTATTAGTGCCAATGGTACATATGGTGCAATTGGAGATAGTAGTAACGCCAACCGTTATATGGCGTTTAATGGTGACAATGTTGGTGTCGGTACAACAAACCCTGGCTATAAATTTCAAGTAAACGGAATATCGCATACCAGAGGACTAATTACTAATCCAACTGCCTACGGTGGGAATTCCGGTAGCGGCACCAAAGGTAGTACTACTTTAGGTGCTGGCAAATATTGGGATACTTCTTACACTAATGGTTATATGCATATTGTACTACCAAGTAGATATAATGATGGAAACAGTAAAATGTTCTTTTTAGAAGTAAAAGGATACGATTTTAATAGACCAGGTATTATTGATTTAAAATATGGTGGATATGTGACACCGTCATCTAATGGTGGTCCAATTAGTAGAAGTGTTGTACTTGATAACTACGGTGGATATAGTCCAGCAGTTTATTATAGTAGTAACTATGGCGCTGGTGTTTGTAGATTTTACTGGCCAAGTGGTGTTTATTATGGCAGTTTTACAATTAATACAATTGCCAGTGGCAATGGTGATGTTATCCAACCAGATGAGCTACAAATTATTTTAAGCAGTAATAGTACAATATAGGATTAAACATGGCAGAAGAACAACAAATTGCAATAAATGACAACGAAAGTTTTGCTAGAGAAATGCGTGAAAAACGCAATCGTCTCTTAATAGAATGTGATTGGACACAAGGTGTTGATGTTCCAGATGATATTAAATTGGCATGGCAACCGTATCGTCAAGCACTTAGAGACATTACATCTAATTACACTGATATACGTGATGTCGTCTGGCCAACACCTCCAGCCTAAAAACTATCCAACCAATTTGGTAGATCATTGACATCACGTTTGCTCTCCCAGATTGTTTCTATTTTCTCAATCATATCAGGATTAGTCAATACTAAACGAGCACCCTGGTGTAGCGGGCGTGGATACATACGCAAGTTTACCCAGGCATATCCTGCACTTTCTCCATTTGTATCTGGTGTAAATTCTTCAAAGGTGGTTACAACAAACGCATTGTATTCAAAACGCTGATCAGCACTGGTAAATTTGTGTAAGGGATATATTTTTTCAAAGTCCGGCAACATACCGATTTCTTCATTTAATTCACGCAACAATGTTTCAATAGGTCGTTCGTCAGCTTCAGCCTTGCCGCCCCAGAAACTCCAGGTACCGCGATGACTGCTCTTTTTGCTGCGTAATTGCATGCAAACTCTTCCGGTATCTAATGCTAAAAATATACAACCACTGGCTGTGATTATATTAGAGGTAGATTCTCCAGAAGCCTTCTTTGTAGACGCCTTCGAACGAGTTTTGCCATTGCGAGCCTGTCCACTCATATTGATCTCCTGTTGTAGTATTAGTTATAAATTCTGTTCCACTATTTGCACTTGCATCAAATGCTACAATCCAGTTTACACCATTATAACTGATAATATCGTTTGTTTCTGCTGCAACACCCCAGGTACCACTGGCACTTGTACCGTCAAGTATCAGGTAACGTTGTCCACTCGCCGCGGCTGGAATACCGTTGCCTGGTGATACGTTTGTGGGATTAATGATTGCATCCACTGTGCCTTGTGTATCTGCAGGCTGTGTTCCACTGTCAAGTGTTACCAGCAAACGCTGTGGGTTTGTGGCATCATAACTCAGTGTACCAATTACATCCTGACTGCTATCAGTTGGATCAGTACTCTGGCGCAATCTTATCTGACTGATACCATCACGCATTTCACCATAAGCAGGTAATATTTTCTTCCAATCCAATTGTAAACCATCTGGGTCAGTGTTACCACCTGCCCTATTTAATATAGTAGCATATCCATCTTCATAACGCAACTTATAATTTTCCAATGTTACAATTTTAAAACTGTTAAACTGTGCAGTAAAACTTTCTCCCAGTGAAAATGCTTGTAAGTTGTCGTTGTCTACTTGGTTAATGTTATTTAAAATTGTGTGAATAAGTGTCTGCTTTTGTACTTTAACTGGTGGGCTGATAAAAATAGGAAGTTCAAACTGTAGTGTACTTACGTCAATAATTTCATCAACACCGCTGGGTACACTACGTACACTCCAGGTCATGTTTGTTAATTCAACATAACTTAAACTAGTCCAGTCAAAAGGATTGCTGTTGGTGTGAATATTTAAACTTGGATTAAACAGTACTAGTATCTGTTCCAACAACTGTAGTTTTTGTTCAGTGTTTGAAGTCCATATATCAACTTGCATTGTAAGGTTATAAGGCACAGGCTGATAGCGAGTAATCTGATATGTATCGCCAACTTCATCCAAATACTGATTTGTTGCATTGTCGTATTTCTTTTCGTATACTTGCACTTTGTCACTGTATTGTGCATGTGTACGGCGTTCCGGTGCAATACTCATATCGCTTACATAACAACTGATAAACGGTGTAGCATTAACAACGTTTTCACTGTTGTCTTTTACAATGTGTGCCGCCATACGACTTACATCACCGTAACGCACTGGTACAGTTTGATAAATTTTTTGTCCATCACTTTGTGTACCCATTTCAACACTGAATCCACTAAACAGTCTGATGAACTGCTGAATGTAACGGCGTATTTGTTTGTCATAAAAATATTGCATTGATTATCCTGCGTCTGGTTTTGGTAATATAACCTGGCTGAGCTCTTGTCTTTCAGCCTGTTCTAGTCCATCATCATTAATATATGTGGGGTCTTGGTTGTTGATAAACGGTTCTGCATTGTATGTTTTGTTACTCCAAGTCTGAGCCGCAATGTTGTCATACAAGCGATGCCATTTGCTTCCACGTCTAACAAACAGTCGATTTGGTTGGAAATCACTACGTACAAAGTAGTCGCCTTCTGCAGGACTTTGTGGAAAACTGTTTCCACTGTTTAGTACTTCACCGTAATTCCAGTTATTATCCTCAAACTCGCCCTCAACTGTTTTTGCTCCACCAAACAAATGTTCAACTAATGGCTTGCCAACTGGGTCTGCCGCTTCAGCCGCATCAACAATAGCATTACTGATATCCAATTCTTTCTTGTAACTGCTGATAATATTTTTAAGGCTGTCTGCTTGATCAGCATTGCCAAGTATATCTGCGTATTCCTGGCTGTCTGTAATTGGTGATAGTTTAACACGCCAGATATGTGGCATCCAGGTAACACTAAAGCCCTCACTGCCGCGGTTGGCGTCTTGTACTACATAAAACTTGGGAATAGGAGGACGGTCTGCATCCAATGCCAAGTCATCCAACAAGTGTGGCAGTTCAATAACATCTCCAGGCATCAGTCTGCGTCCAACAATTTCCACCATTTCATTCATGTGGAATGTCATAAACAAGACATCATTGGTTAAGAATAAACCAAACTGAGTTAAGTCAAAATCATTAT